GATGTTGTAATGCGTCAATGGGTCTATTATTACCTTTACATTGTGAGTGCCTATCATCTACAACAGGTAACACAACAAAGTCTGATTGTTCTACAAACTTACCTTGATTTTCAAAATTCCATGGTATTAATTGTTCAAATTGATTCATACCCTCTTGTTCTAATATTTTTCTTTTTTGAGGCTCTAACCACCAACCACCATGTTTTTTAGTTAGTTTATTTCGTTTTGGTGGATGTTCAGGTTTATTTGTCATTATCTTAATATTTGTTTTTCTAACTCTGTTTAAAACCTCTTTGATTTCAGGCCACATAAGTTTTGAATAGTTGCCATCTGAACCATAGTAAAATGCGTTCATAACTTCTTTTACTTCAAATCTTGGTTCACCTCTAGGTCTTTCAGTAGGGTCAGGTATCACATATGATTTTGAACCAGTTTCTTCATGTATCACTTCTCTTAATCTATGGCAAGTAGTTGTAACGGCATTTGCATTAGGTATTGTAAAACGCCAATGTTTAAACATGTCAAATTTATCGTCAGCAATATCTACAATATAATTTATTTCTTTTGATATACAATATTCAGCGTCCTCTTTTGTATGTTTTTTACCTAATACTGCAATGTCATCAGGCTTTAAAGATGATATATCATCTGTAACTCTACTATCTTTTATATTAGCAGACGGTATGGTAGCTCTAGCTCTATAAGAGTAAGGTATTCTCTTGTTATCTAATTTTGGTGTTATGAATACTAACATAATAAACTATTAAATATACTCTTCATCATTCTATCAAAACCTGTTTCTCTTTGTTTTGATGTCATGTTTACTTCTGGTTTACTTAAATGGTCTGCAACCGTACAAATTGATAACGCTTCTTTACTAAACTTGTGTGCTAACGCATATAAGATATGAGTTTCCATTTCAACTGCAAGTGTGCCTAGTTTTTGTTGTTCTTTCCACCATTTTTCATTTGGATTATAAAACCAATCACTAGATATAATAGGACCTGCATATGCAATAGATGAATATAACTCCATGTATCTTCTTAACATATGCTCTGTAGCTGATGGACAAAATGTTCCTTTGAAAAAACTATTTGTCATTGCATTATCTGTATGTGCTGAAGTAGCTACAACTATGTCGCCAACATTTATATCCTCACGAATACCACCACAACTGCCTATCCTTATGATAGTTTGTACATCATAGATATTATAAAGTTCATGTATATAAATGGCGTTGGAAGCCATTCCCATACCACCTCCTTGAACGGATACAAGTCTTTTAGTATCATTCCAATGTAAGTAACCAGTAAAACCTAACATGTTTCTAACACTATTAACTTGTTTTACTTCATCAAGGTAAGTATCAGCAATCCATTTTGCCCTTAATGGGTCACCAGGTAATAATACAATATCGGAGTAATCTCCTTTTTTAGCTTCTATGTGTGGCGTCATAAATGTCCTTCCAACTTTTTACTCTTGGTCCAGTCCAACCCTCACGATTGTATGGCCAGTCCATTAAATAAGTTTTTAATCCTACTTCTTGTCCGTCTTTTGCATAATCAATTCTGTCCTCAATCCATATATAATTTGTGTTTGAATATTTTTGTAGTATTTCTTTTTTAGGTTTTGTAAAATCACCTGCACAATATATATCATCAAACACATCACCAAATAAATGTTGTAAGTTTATCGTTCTTAATCTATGAGCATACTTATCTTTACCTATCATAGTAACAACATCAAATCGCCAGCCTTCTCTCGCTAGTCTTGTTACATATTCTACACTATCTTTAAATGCTGGTATAAAACCTAATGCACCTGTTTGATTAAACTCATGCACTTTTTCAAGTGCCTCGTCTTCAGGTATACCATATCGTTTTGATTGATGAAAGTGGTGGTCTGTATTTGGTAATCTAAAGTAACCTTGTTCTCTCATCCAGACATCAAAAGCAAATGCCCAATCTAAAAGAACACCATCACAATCAGTTATTATCTTTTTCATAATCTATTAATAATCTCCTAATTTCAGGCCATGTACCTAAATCAATATAGTTTGCAACTTCAATTACTTTACTACCAAATAATGGTGTTTGTGTTATTTCGTTTTGTGTGTGTTTCTGTTTAAGTGTAGATTTTTCCATAAAGTTTATACATTCATAAAAGTTTCTTCTTCTAAATGCAAAGGCACACCAAAATGAATTATAATACTCAACTCTATCAGTTGGTTTATCTTCATACTCTACCACATTACCTTCTTCATTTACATAGATTGCACCTTTTGTTTTTAATACTTCTTTGTTTACTTCTTTCTTTACTAAAAAACTAAAACCAGTTTCTTCTAATGCCTCTGTAACTAAAGTATATAAATCTTTACCTGGTTGTAACTTCATTAATGTATCTGGCAATAATACTATATTATGTTCACCAAATAAATGGTAGGCACTTTTGATTGCACCTGTATATTCTTTTTCACTAGGGTTTTGAAAACAAAATGATATATTATATCTGTCTTTATACTTTGAAAGATATTTAATTAAATCTGTTTTATCTTCATTAATAACTACAACAAACTCTACCTGATTTCTGCCATAGTCTTTGAAAAAATTAAAACAATTATCAATTAAAGCATTGTCATTATCAAGTCTTAATATTTCTTTAGGGTAAGGTAAATTTAATCTTGTGCCTTTACCTGCTGATGGTAATATAACGGTTAATTTCATATAAATTTTCTTAACGCCTCTATTTTTTTTTCATGTGACCATGTGTTAGATGTTCTAGCTGTTATCCAATATGTATAATCAGGTAAAACTGACTCTGGTAATAAATCTTTTTCTTTAATTTGATGTTCACTTTTATGTTGGTATTGTGATAAGTTTTCTATCTGCCACATATTCATTGGGTGGTCTGATAAAGGTGGATTGTCTAACAATGTTTTAGCATGATTTACAACTTTCTCTGCACTTTTAGGTGTGAAAATGGCAGCTGATACACCACCTAGATAACCTCTTTTAGGTCTTTGTATTCGCCATTGTTCAACTTTAATATCAGGAAACTCTTGTGTTTTTACTGCAAGACAATTTATTTGTGTCGCCAGTATATTGGTATTTTTATAGAAAGGTAAATTTAGCCAACGCAACAAATAAAAATGTTCTCTTGTAGGATTTTCTGGAAATAAATTTGTAACATCTACACTATTTACATCATAATAATTACACTTATCATAAACCTCATTTGTAGGTTTATATAAAGCAATTAATTTATAGTGATTAGGGTAAAACTTATTTAATTGACCTGCCCACAAATCAAAATAATAATTAAAATATATAGGGTCAGCAGCGCAATAAATTATCATAACCAACCTTTTGTATATAATAACTATCTACAATATCAGATATAGGGTTACCTACTTTTTCTGTATCAAATAGTTTTTTCAAATCAATTTTAGTATCTTTCACAAATGCCTCATACATTTTATCTTTATCTGCATTGCCTTTTCCTGTAGCACCTTTTTTAACAACACTTGGTACAACCGTATTATACGAGTAACCTTTTTCAAGTAATCTATATTTAAGTATGCCACAATTTTCAGCAATCTGAAATAGTCCTTGACCTTTAGAACCAAATGAGTAGCCTTCAATAAAAATTTCTGGATTGTTTTCTTTGAATAATAAATCAAAAACGAAATCTGAAATATAAGTAAATCTTTGTATTGGGTCAGTCCAATCTTTATGTGCATAACCAATTATATTCTCACTAATTTTAACTTGCCACTTCTTTTTACTTGTTAAGAAATAAAATTTTTTGCCATTAACACAAACAGCAGGACTTGTTAAACTATAATCAATTCCAATTATCGTCTTCTTCTTTGTTGACCCACTCAACATCTTCATCATTTTCTACCTCATATCCACAAAAAGGACAGGTTAATGGCTCTAAATCACCTTCTTCACTATCCCATGTTACGGTATATTTAGTCTGACAATTAGAACAGGTTTTTGTAACTTTATCTGGCATTATAGTTTAAACTTTTTAAATTGGTCTTTTTTAACATCTTGTTTGATACCACCAATTACATATGATTCAATTTCTGTTTCTTGTGGTGCGTTTTGAGTACCTTTACTATTCAACCAATGGTCAACCCAAGGAAGTGGATTTGTTTTTTGGTCATATCTAGGTTCTAAACCAATACCTTTCATTCTTCTATTTGCCATATATTCTACAAATTGATGTAATAGTTTTTCTGATAAACCAATCATACTACCTTTAGAAAATAGATAAGTTGCCCACCTTTTTTCCTCTGCTAATGCGTCATCATACATTTTATAAACTTCTTTTTCACATTCTTTTCTAATCTTTAACATATCTTTATCATCATTACGGTCATGCCAATTATTAATTACGGTTTGCGACATTGCAAGGTGTTGACTTTCATCTCTTGCAATGAAAGAAATAATCTTAGCACTACCCTCTAATAATTTTAATTCACCAAATGCAAATGAACAAGCAAATGATACATAGAAACGCAAGCCTTCTAGTATATTTACGGTCACCATTGCAAGATACATTTTCTTTTTAAGTTCATATAAGTCAATTTTATCTTTATCTAAATGCCATCTATAACCCATTTCTATTAGTTCATCATAAGTTTGTGTAACTGACTTACTTCTTTTTTCAATTTTCTCATCTTCTATAATTGTATCAAACACTTGATTAGGATTTGCATATAAATTTTTAATTATGTATGTATAACTTCTACTATGAATTGTTTCCATAAAATCCCATGTTACAATACAACCTTCTAATTCTGGATTAGAAACAAATGGTAAAAATGCTAAACATGGTCCTCTACCTTGTACACTATCTAACATAGTTTGATATTTTAAATTAGATGTAAATATAAACTTTTGTTGGTCTGATAGTTCTTGATAATCGTTTCTATCTTTTTGTAAAGATACTTCTTCAGGTCTCCAGAAATAACCTAATTGTTGTTGATTTAATTTATCAAATATAGGATATTTCATATCACTATATTGTTGCACTTGTAAATCTTCACCAAAAAACATTGGTTGTTTCATTACATCCAGATTTTTACTTTTGTTAAATACACTTTTACTCATCTATTGGTTCCAGTTCTTCTTGCATTTTCTCACTCTCCGTTAACTCATAAAAAAATTTATCGTCATCACCTGCTGTCCATTTTTGTTCGCCTTCTACACTATACTCTATGGTGGACACCTTAAAGTCAGGAAATTTTAACTTGCTAGGTGTATAGCTTTTATCATAGAAGATAACTCTATTGTTAGGTTGAGCAGCAAAATGGCCGTTCTCTAACTTTAATATATTGAAAGACTTATGTTGACTTGGTGTTTCGCTATAAGTAACATTTCTTTCTAAATTCGTTGCGTTAGCATTGTCTATTGTAAACATATACCAACCATGATACCATTTTTTATTAGGCGATAAGTATTTTACTTGATTACCACTTAACATTTGTTTCTCGCATATTGTAATATCATAACTAAAACAATCCCATAATTGTAGCTCTGTTAATGGTACACTTTCTTTTATATCTTTTTTCCACACAAATGCACTAATAGGAAGTTTGTCAAACAAGGCACCGTATTCTGGTATATAAGTTTCAAAATATAATGCTCTACCTTGTATTGACTTTGCTGTAACCCATATGCCTTCAACTAATTCACCATGACCTTTCTCTAAATCGTAAAGGTATTCTTTCTTTACAAAAACATCAACATGTGGTGTATTTACACATAAAAATGCCATAGTTAATCCTTTCTATATTGTACAACTTTCGCAATCTTCTTCCTCTAAAGGCATTTGATTATTTAAATGTTCTTTAGCAGGATTTTGAAGTGCTGGCTCCTCTTTTACATTGTCTTTCCAACCCATTGAATGAGCAGGTTCGTCAATGTCTTTTTTAGCGTCATAAGTATTTTGATAATAACTTGTCTTCCAACCATACTTGTATGTTGATAATAAATCTTGTGCCATGATTGACACAGGCACCTGATTATCTTCATAATTTTCTGGATTGTATGACCAATTTCCGCTAATAGCTTGGTCAAAATACTTTTGCATTACTGCAACGATATTTATATATCCTTCATTCCCTTTCATGTCCCATAATAAAGTATAATTATTTTTTAGTCTTCTATAATCAGGCACAACTTGTTTTAATGTACCTTTTTTAGACTTTTTAATTGATAGATAATCTCTAGGTGGCTCTATGCCATTTGTCGCATTAGAAACCACACTAGAGCTCTCGGAAGGCATTTGGGCTGATAAGGTGCTATGTCTTAGCCCATGTGATTTGATATCTTTTCTCAATTGTTCCCATTTCATAGATAATTTTCTATTAGAAATTTCGTCAACTTCTTTTTTGTAAGTATCAATCGGGAGGATACCATCCGAGTATTTTGTTTTGTGAAAAAAGTCGCACTTACCTTTTTCTTGTGCAAGTTCATTACTCGCTTTTAAAAGATAATATTGAAATGACTCTGTTAATTGGTCAACTTCTTTCCATGCTTGTTTATCACCGTAATTTAAATGTAGTCTTGCTAAATAATGTGCAAGACCAATATAACCTATACCTAAAGACCTTCTTGCTTTTGTAGAAACCTCAGCCGCCTTAACAGGATATTTTTGATGGTCTATAATTTCATCTAAAGCTCTAACCGTAAGGTCACAAAGACCTTCTAAATCTTCTAGGTAATTTAATTTACCAACATTAATAGCGGATAAAATACATAATGCAATCTCACCCTCACCATCAATGTGTTGTATAGGGTCAGTAGGTAATGTAATTTCTTGACACAAATTTGACATGTAAATTCTATCTTTAAAACTAGAATGAGAATTACAATGGTCAATATTCATAATATAGATACGACCAGTTTCAGCTCTTTCTTTTAACATATCAAAGAATAAAGTTTGTGCTGATACTTTCTTTTTACTTACACTAGTTTTTCTTTCTGCTACTTCATATAATTCATCAAACTTATCTGTGCCCCATGCCTCATACAATTCAGGCACCTCATGTGGTGAAAATAAAGTTATATCTTCATCATTAATAAATCTTTCATAGAATATTTTTGATAATTGTATAGAGTAATCTAATTTTCTAACTCTATTATCTTCGGTGCCTTTATTGTTTTTTAAAACAATTATATCTTCTATTTCTTTGTGCCAAATAGGGAAATGAACCGTTGCACTCCCTCCTCGAACACCGTTTTGTGTACAGCACTTAACCGTTGCCTCAAATTTTTTGAGGAATGGTATAACTCCTGTGTGCTGGACTTCACCGCCTCTAATTCTGGAGTTAATCCCTCTGATTCTCCCAGCGTTAATACCAATACCAGCCCTTTGTGCAACATAACTGCCAATAGCCATATCACTACTGAAAATACTAGGCAAAGTATCATCAACATCAACCAAGACACAACTAGCATACTGCCTAATAGGCGTTCTAACACCGGCCATAACTGGTGTAGGAATATTGATTTTAAATTGTGAAATAGCGTCATAATATTTTTTAACATAACTCATCCTTTTGTTCTTCGGATATTTGGAAAACAATGTAGCAGATATCATCATATACATGAATTGAGGTGTTTCAAATACCTCATTTGTACTTCTATCTTGTACCAAATACTTGTCTATGACTTGTCTTAATCCTGCATAAGTAAAGTCATAATCTCTTTCGTGATTGACCCAATTTTCCATTCTATCAAAATCTTTTTTATCATATGCATTTAAGATTTCAGAATCATATACACCTTGGTCAACACACTTTTTAACATGTGTATAAATGTGTGGGTGGTCCCACAATCTACGGAAAATTTGTTTTCTTAAACTATAAAGTAATAATCTAGCAGCTACATATTGATAATTAGGATTGTCTAAAGAGATAAGGTCAGAGGCGGACTTAATTAGTATTTGTTGAATTTCATCTGTTGACATGCCATCATAAAATTGTAAACCACTATTCATTTCAACTTGTGAGGCAGATACACCTGATATATCTTCACATGCATACTCAACCATTTCGTGTATCTTTTCAATGTTAAGAGGTTCAGTACCTCTGCCGTTTCTTTTCTTTACATTAATAATCTCTTTATTCATCTATTATTCTCCTAACATTTTTTATAATAACTTAATTTTGTCAACGCTTCTAATTTAGCAAAGGTGTTGGTACTTATCATAGTTTGCACCTCGGCATTTGACATTCCTGATACAATCATGTCATTAATATCTTTATGTCGCATATCATTTGGCCACACTACCAAGTTGTAATCTTTTTCAATTACATCATACATTCTTTTTATAATCTCTTTGTTTCTTGGTTCATTATCAAATATGTATGTAACATTATTTGGTTCTACTTTCAATGTCAAGTCTGCACCAGCAGCTGCTAAACAATTTTTTACAAACATACTATCAATAGGACCTTCAACAATGTGTATATGTTCTTGTAAGTTTACGGTATCTAGGCCATAAACTTTTTGTTTATTTTCGTCTAACTTAACCGTTAGATATTTTGGTTGTTCTTTGCCGAATGCTCGGCCTTGAAAAGCAAATACTTTATTGTTTATGTCATAGAAAGGTATTATTAATCTTGGATGTTCACCTTTGGTATGACTAAAAGTATTTGGCTTTGCCTTATTCACAAACGCCATAAATTTATTACATAAAAATAATTTAGAAAAATAGTTTTCTGGTATTTTTCTTTTTATGACATATTGTTTTACTGGATGGTCTTCTTTCAATTCACTAACAGGTGTTAGACCATCTAGTATATCAACTTCTTTAAACTTTGGTTTAAAGTCATTGAATTCAGGCTGAGGCGTGGAGGGTGCCGACCCTTTATATCTCTCTAGTAAGTATTGTTCATACTTTTTAGTATCAAGAAATTTTAAAAAATTTGTTAAACTCTGTCCTTCACCACAATTATGACACTTAAAAAACATATCGTTCTTTACACGATATAAGTATGCTCTTGCTTTGGTTTTGGACTTTTTAGAGTCACCACAATGGGGACACCTAAAATTAAACAGATAATCGCCTTTCTTTTTGAATTGCGACAACCTGCCGGAAACTTCATTAATGTATTTTAAATCAATATAACTCGACATAGCAAAGTACAATATATACTAAACTAGCATATAAGTCAAGCTTAGGACATCATCTCAATTATCATCTTGAAATTTGAGGATAAAATCCAACCTATGACTATGGCACCACCTAGTATTAACCATTTATACTTTTCTAATGTACCAACTCTACCACCAATATCAACCTTTAATTGTTTGATTTCTAGTAGTAATCTTTTTTCTGTTTGTTGAATTTCTTTTGTAAGGTCTCTATGAACCTTGTCTATTTCATTTTCTCGTTCTTTTAATTTACCAAATATAATATCATCAATTTGTTCTTGTCTGGATATCTTTTCTTCATGCACAGCCAACATAGACTTTATAGATGTTGATACATCTGTTAGTTTTTGTATAGCTGTATCTAACCTTTCGTTAAGGTTATTAACATTCTGTACATCTTTTTTAAGACCTGCTATCTGAACCTTCAGGTCAGTTGTGCCGTTTTCTGCCATGACTTTTCTCTCTGATACTATCCTTGCAAGGACGAATAATAGGTCTCACTTTTCTTACTTGATGATAGTAATTGTACTATCCTTTTCTATATTGACCTATTATTATTTAGTTTTTTACGCCGTTAAAGGTAAGTTCAATTCTTTACATCTTTGTACTTTGTAAAGTTTTCTTAATGTTCTCCTCCTTCTTCTATCTTTTTGTTTTCTAATCTCAAGCCAGTTTACAAATAATAAGTATAATTTAGTTCTATGGTCTGCTCTTGTTCTTTTCTTTATTACCTTGTATAGTTTTCTTTGTCTTAATCTAGTCAAATTGACCTCCGTTTTATTAGAAAATTTTTAGATTATATACAGCGCCTCCTTTCTTATATCACAGGTTTATAAATTGTTATTAGTTCGTCTTTACCTTTTACTTTTATTTTATCAAGTTCAACTGATTTAATATTTTTCAATTGGTCTTTTGTAAAAGATGAATATATTGTTGGTTCTATACCAGTTTTAGTTTTATAGTTTCGTGTAGAAGCCTCTAATCTAGCGGCCAAGTTTACTGCGTCACCTATAACTGAATAATCAAATCTTGTATCACTACCCATATTACCAACGATACAGGTACCTGTGTTTACGCCTGAACCAATGTTAATAGGTGGTAGTCCTTTTTCTTTAAATATCTTCTTTAACTTCTCTGTTTCTTCAGCACATTCTATACTTGTCTTAACAGCCATCTCCGCATGGTTAGGACAATCAAGGGGTGCGTTCCAGAAGGCCATTATGCAATCGCCCATGTACTTATCAACACAACCACCGTTGTTGAGGACTATCTTTGTCATTCTATTTAAATAATCATTTATTAATACAACTAGTCCTTCGGGGTCGTCATTGTTTTTGTAGTATTCGGATATTGGTGTGAAACCTACAATGTCCATGAATAAAAATGACATCTCTTTTCTTTCACCACCTAGTTTTAATTTACTAGGGTCTTTTTGTAATATGGCAACCTGTCTAGGGTCAAGGTAAGTTTCAAATTGTTTTCGTATTTGTTGTTTTAATCTAAACTCTAATATAAATCTATTAAATACACTATGAAAACCTACAATAACAATTGTAAATATAATCCAAGTTACATCTAATAGTTTTATCCATTCTGTAAAGAATAAATTAGAATATATCATTGAACCAAATATAGAAAATATTATCGCTATACCAATAGTCCAATATGGTGTAAATCTAGTTAATAATATTATAGCACAACCAGCCAAAAAGGCAAGCCCTAATTCTAATAAAAAATCTACTCTGGTAATATTTACACCGTCTATTACCGTTTGAAGTGTTGAGGCAATCGCAACATAATCATATTGACTTCCTATTGGCGTTGCAATAACACCACCCATACCCTCTGCTGTCATGGCTATGATTACCGTTTTGCCTTTTAAATCATCAAAGGCACCTGGTCCTGCCTCTGCTAAAGATATAGTTTTATATTCTTTATTCCAAGTCAACCATATTCTGGCATTACCATCTGTTTTAATTGTTGAAAAACCTGGTACTCTCATGGCAGATATACCTGCCTCGTTTGATTTGACTTGATAACTAGGGTCACCAGTTGCTGTTCTAATTACTTCTATTGCCATTGCTGGGTAAACATCATTACCTATTTTCATAAGTAAAGGCATTCTTCTTACAACACCATCAACTTCAGGAGATGTATTTAAAACACCGACACCAGCTGCATTATTACCAATTTCTGGTATAGGTCCTACCATACCAGGCCATTCAAATAAAAAGTCTAAAGGATTACCTATCTTTGCAACACCTCTAGGATATCCGTTTTGAGTTGTTTGATGAGAACCAACTTGACCTATTACAACAAAATTATCTTTTAAACTCTCTGCAAATTCTTTATCACCACCTAATCTATCTTCTTCAGAAAATAATATTGGTAAAACTATTACACCTACCTCAGCGGCTCTTAATTCTTCTATTATCTCGGCTAACTTATCTCTTTTCCATGGCCATTGACCATAAACTTCAATAGCCTTTTCATCTATTGTTACAATAGCAATGTCTTGTGAAATTTCTTTTTCTTGTGATTGAAATAATAAATCAAATGATTTTAGTCTAGCAATTTCTTTGACTTTCATTCT